GGTAATCTGTGCGCCTGATACGCCACCAAAGCGACCCATATCCCAGCGGTCAGCGCAATACTGATGAACAGTAGGAGTAAAGGAAGTTCCGCGTTGCCAGATGTCAAAGGCTCCGTTGATGACGGCGTTCTTTCCAGCCGCAACATTGCCTGCCCACGATACGCCTGTGCTGGCAGAAGAGTTTGCAACGAGTGTTGAGCCGTCAGCTCCTACTGCGAGGTTGGTGACGGTTGAAGCGCCGGTAGCGGTGATGAGATCGCCCTTAGCGGTAACGGTTGCCTTTGGGATAGCGTTAGCTACGTTAAAGGATGTGGCACTCTGGACGGTAGCCAAGTCGCCTGCGACGAGGGCATTGGTCAAAGTGATGGCAGTACCAGAGGTGGCTGTGTAATCCACACCACGCTCAATGAGGACACCATTGATAAAGACTTCCTCTGCGCCTACTGTGTAGGCCAGAGCGGCACTGAAGTCATCAGTACCTGTCAGGGATGTTTCACCACCCGCAGCGGTCTTACGCCACTGCTGTAGTGTCACACCCTGGTTATTGGGGTGACGAAGGACTGTCATTAGGAGAGCTCACTTCCGAAGGCTGAGAATGAGACGGATGTTGAGGATGCTGCAATTGAGATGATGTCTGTATTTGCCAAGGTCAAGCCCAAAGTAAGGGTGTCTGTGGCATTGCTACCTAGGAGTACGTCGTAGGCAAGGTACTGCTTTGGTGTGTCACCAGCACCGGCTACACGGACTGAGACACGGTATGTCTGAGCCGATGTTGACTGGTTACAGATGACAACGCTAGAGACAACTGCGCCTAGCGCAGTGCCTGATGTGTACAGGGTTGTAAGGCTAGATGAAGCACCTGCCGCTGTTGTTGCTGCTGGGACTGCCTGCCCAAGCACTTTATATGCACTTGCCATTTATTTTCCTTTGCTTGGTTAAGCGCCCATTGTTAGGAACGCGATACTGGTTACATCACTTGCTGCTGCTAGTTGACCTGAAACGCCATGAACATCCGCTGTGGCATCAAAGTGAGCCTGCATATCTGTCATGTCTTGTGCTGAGATTACGTGGCGCACTACAGCGCCAGTACGGTGAGCCTGTGGGGTTGTGCTGTTGTAGCCACGGGTAATTGTGAATGTGGTCGCCGCTGTTGTGCCAGTAACCAAAACCAGTTCTTCCGAAGCCGCATTGTAATCAAGGGCAAGGACGAATGGGTAGTTGGTTGGAAAGCCAACGGCTGCGCTGAGAATAACGCTGGCAACGGATGAATTGATATTTCCGTTGATGGTTGTATCTTGCGCTGTGGCGCTGTAATAACGTTGTGGCATTGGCTATCCTCAGCTTGTGTAGTGGGTACGAGGTGGATACTGCTCTTGAAGGCGACGTACTTCCACGAGCAAACGCTGGTTGTACATCTGTTGTAGAACTCGTCCGACATTGGCTGCTGAGCCAATTGGATCATTACCCTGCAAGGCATCTGCTTCAGCAGTTGCGGCAGGTACGCGACCCATATCCAAGTACATCGCTGTACGGTAGGCAGCACCAAGGATGATTACTTCACGGGCAGACTCTGAGAGTCCAGTCATAGTGAAGTCATCTGTGTCGTAGGTAAGAGTTGTTGGCTTCTTGGTGTAAGTAACCATGACGGTACGACCAGGAATGATGCCTTCACGGATGGAGATGGTCTTACCGCTACCCCATGTGGTTGGGTTAGCCATACGGTCAATGCGGTAGTGGCGTACTGGTAGCCATTCCTTAGAAGGGCCGATGGTCTGCCATGAACAACCGAGAACATCTACTGCTTCATTAGGAAGTACATAGGTTGTTACAGCTGCCTGCCAAGTAAAGGTTGTGTAAAAGGTACCGAACAAATCTGGGTAGACGCCATCAATAGCAAGGTTAAGATTTCGGCGGATAACACTTCTCGGAAAGGAAGGCGAGATTGTTACGCGGGTACCGGCATCGTGAGCAGTAGCCGTGGTGTCACGAAATCCTCTGCCGTATGATGGGATAGTGGCCGTGTTTGTAGCACGGTCAAAAGAATCTACCCAGATTAGTTCATCATCAATTTCAACCAAACCACGGGTAAGAACTGTGCCATCGGCAACAGTAAACGTGGTATCGGTTGAAGCAATTGGGGCTGTCAGGTATGTAGCCTGATCTTGACGATTGGTATAACCTGTAAGGGCTAAGTTAGTTTCGTCAATTAAGTTTACAAATGTACTCACGATACGATCCTCGCTGCCGCTTCATTTTCGCCAAGGCCGAATGTGCCAGCGAGTAAATTCAAAATGCCTGGTGTATCTTCAAGATAGTTCTTACCACCATGCCGTGACGCATAAATCTGATTAAGCACGTCAATGCCACGAGTAGCATTGTGTGAACCAAGAACAACCGTTCCCCACTTGAGCGCAGCACCATCAAAATCATATTGTGGCACACCATTGATAATGGTGCCTGCCAAACGATTCAAATGATATGTTGCAGTTAAGCCGTCTCCTGATGCCATATCAGATCCTTTCTAAAGTTGTTTACTTACTTAGTTCCGCCAACACCGTCATATTGACCGTATGGATCTTGTGGCTTGCCTGTTAGCTTGTCGCTAGCCTTGCCGACCATGTTGCTATTGCAACCGCACTCTACGCACATGTTATTTACCCTTCTTTGCTGGTAGGACCTTCTTGAGATTTGGGTTAGCCTTCTTTGCAGATGGGCTGGCCTTACGGGTTGAGGAAGCAAGGATTGCTCCTGCTGACTCCATTGAAACATTTGACTTCTTAGCAATAGACTTTTGCGCTGCGGCAAAGCCCATACCCTTCTTAGCTGCCATTAGACAACTCCCGCTTCTGTGAATGACTTTGCAGTCTGTTTGGTTATCTTGCTTGTTGCTGGCATTACGTCAGCGTTATATGCCTTACCTAAAGTTTCGCTAGCCTGATGGGCTTCACGAATAGCCTGAGTTGATGTACCCGCAGGTTGAATACCCTGCGCTCTTGCATCGCGGTAGGACTGAAGTTCCTTATCCCACTTCTTCTGGGACATAGAATCGGCTCGCCCTGCGTCGCCGGTGTTAAGCTCTAATGTGCTGAGTTTGCAAGCAAAGCAGCCATCAACATAATCGCTATGGTTAAAATGATCCGATGGTGTTTCCTCATAAACGAATGGGGTGGCACTAACTTCCCCGCAAACTGAGCAATCGTATTCAACAGGGACACTATTGTATTTGTCATTCATTCCCCATTTACTTACCCTGCTTGTATGTTGATGTTGCATTTTTAACTTCCTCAAAGAAAACTAGGTTACGTTGGATACGGTCATTCTCTGGACCGTTAGCCTTTACCGCTTCTCGTGTAAAGGTTATTGCTTCATCAATGTGCTTGAGATTGTAAGCAGCGATTCCTGCAAGGTCGTAGGCTTTCCAATCCCAGACTGCTGATTCGTAGCAGTAGTGGTTGGAGCGAGGAGACTCCAGAGCGTTGAGAGCAGCATCTAAGCACCGCTGCCATTCTTGCTTTCGGTAAGCATCCATTGCAACACCGAACTGCGGCTCACCTTGCAAGGGAAGCAGATCGCGCCCGCGGTCATACCACATACGAGCATCTTCTTCTTTGCCAAGTTGATGCGCTGCTTCTCCTGCCCATCGGCAGACCGCAGCACCTTCAACATCCCAGCCCTCGTTTTCTAACTTGCGTTCAGCTGCTTTGATAACATCTTCCCACTTGGAGTAGAAGAAGTATTCTCTGCACATATAAGTCCACATACGTGGATCTTGGGGAAACTCTTTGACTGCCATCTCTAGCAGTTCTAGGTATTGACCGCGGGACTTGGTATTATCTGGCAGATGCTCAATAACAGCATCGCGTATGTCGCAGTCAATTGTTTGGTGTTTGCCGTAAAAGATATTTACTTCGTGGCATGGATACTTCCATGTCCAGTTCCAGCGGGAATGAAGCCGATCTCGTTCCCATTTATTGGCGTCAGTTTTCATGCTGATCCAGCCTAGGTCAGCACCGGCTTTCCACTTCTTACGCACCTTCTTGAAGAAGTCCGGGGCTGGTACTTCATCTAAATCTAAAATCAAGCAAACATCGGCATCATCTGGCACTAATGCCAAGGCCGCATTACGAGCCATATCAAACCTGAATGGTTTGACGTGGATCTGGTGGACAGTTACGCCCAGTTCTGCAAGTTTTTCTTGTGTACCGTCCGTGCTACCAGTATCAGCAACGATACGATAATCAGCACCTTCAGTAGCTTTAGCCCAACGTTCCGCATGAAGTATCTCATTCTTTGATATTGCGTAGACAGCAATCTTCATGGTATAAGCCTATCACATACCGCCAAGCATGAGGATGTCATAAAGGTTAGCGGTACCTGTGGCACCAGTGCTGCCTGTTGATCCAGTAGGCCCTGTTGGTCCAGGGACTGTGCTTGCAGCACCAGTGTTACCAGTTGCTCCTGTATTGCCCGTAGCACCTGTAGCACCAGTATTACCATTAACGCCAATAGTTCCGTTAGTACCTGTTGGCCCAATAGGACCAGTCTGACCCGTGTTACCCGTGGCACCTGTGTTGCCTGTGTTGCCGGTATTTCCGTTGGCACCAGTAGGACCTGTTGGACCCGTTGCTCCAATATTGCCAGCAACTGCAAAGGTCCATGCAGAAAATGTTCCGCTGCCGTTAATCAAATCTGCTGTGATAATAAAGGTTCCGCCGCCAACATAAGTGACAGGGCCTTCTAACCAGTTTGCTGGGATAGCGGTGTAAATTGCTCGTGCGCGTTGGCCTGCAACAAATGCGCCAGAATCCGCGGTAAGAGTGAATGTCTTGATACCTGTGCCGATAGTAACTGTTGAAGTAGATGTTACCCCTGAGTAACCAGGACCTGTATTGCCAGTATTACCCGTTGCACCCGTATTGCCAGTATTACCTGTATTACCTGTATTGCCCGTAGCGCCAGTATTACCAGTTAATCCAGTAGGGCCTGTAGGGCCTGTTGTACCTGTGACTCCGATAGCTCCTGTTTGACCAGTGTTTCCTTGGGAACCTGTATTACCCGTGGCTCCTGTGTTGCCGTTTGCTCCAGTTGGTCCAGTAGGACCAGTAACGCCAGTAGCACCAGTGGCGCCAGTATTACCATTAGCACCAGTATTGCCTGTAGCACCTGTCGCTCCTATCGCTCCTGTGGGGCCAGTAATTCCTGTGGCTCCAGTATTTCCTTGGGCGCCTGTTACGCCAATGGCGCCGACGGCACCGTCAAGGTTAACTGTCCAAGATGTGTATGTTCCGCTACCAACAGTCTTAGTAACGTTAAGCGTTATTACTCCAGTGCCTGATACATAAGCGCTGACGTCGCCTACAAAGTAGGCCGAGGATGAGTTGGCAACAATGACCGACTGCTGAAGTGAGTATGAAAGTCCGGCACCAATGGTCAGGCTTACTGAACCTGATGCTGGCAAAGATAGGGATGAGACCGAGCTGGTCTGGTATTGATCGCCAATGGGACCTTGTGGGCCAGTATTACCAGTAGGACCTGTATTGCCCGTAGCACCTGTGTTACCAGTGTTGCCTGTATTACCAGTCGCCCCAGTATTTCCAACGGCTCCTGTAGGCCCTGTAGGGCCTGTAATGCCCATTGCACCGGTGTTGCCTACGGCACCTGTTGGGCCTGTCTGGCCTGTTACGCCTTGTGCGCCTGTAGGGCCAGTGTTGCCCTGTGAGCCAGTATTACCTACTGCGCCAGTTGCACCTGTTTGGCCAGTTACTCCTGCTGCCCCAGTGGGTCCAGTAGACCCTGTGACTCCAGCACTACCTGTAGGTCCACTAGCACCTGTGGATCCTGTGACGCCGATAGCGCCTGTGCTGCCTGTATTTCCTTGGGATCCAGTACCGCCAGTCTGGCCTTGGCTTCCTGTACTACCTGTGGGTCCTGTAACACCTGTGTTACCTACCGTTCCTGCATAGCCCTGTGGGCCTTGTGGGCCGATGGGTCCTAATTCTACAACGTCAAGTTGTGAAATTGCGATGTCGTAGACATTGGTTGTAACTGGGATTTCTACAACTGAGATGCTATCTGGTGTAACTGTCATTAGTGGGTCACGCTCACATTCACAACAAATGCACCCTGAAGGATTTTGTAGACGGTTCCGTCTGTGTTGTTGGTGAGGTTAAGATCGTACTGATATGTACCAGCTGTGAGTGCAGATGTCTGAGTGGCTGACAAATGTAAGTTAATGCGGCCATAGGCGGCATCAATTGTGGCGTTGCCATTAGATGTTGAAAGTTCAACAACAAGAGCCGTATCGCTTGCTGCTCGTACCTGCATATCTGCTGAGTAGTTTGCAAGGTTTACTGGCACTCCGCCAATCTTCCAGACCGGCTTGAGGTCAAAGGTAGTGCCTTGATAAACTGTGAGGTTGTATCTACCTGGATTCATCAGGACTCCTTAGACGGTTGTAATGTTTGCGCCGTAGCCAGCGTTAATCAAAATTGTTCTCTCTGGATCGGTAATGATGTACTCATGCCCGCCGAGGTAGCAGTAGTCTGCCGCTTGCGTTTCATCCACGCCTGGTGTGCGCTCATGTTTTACTGTGGTGCCGTAGACAAGAATCGTATCCGCACGAGCGATTCTATAGCGCCAGAACAATCGCGTGAAGCCTGCTGGGCCTTCTTCCACCGTAGGTGGCTTAAACATGTATGCCATTGTTCTCCTTATTATGTGATAAGGGTGGGAGTGTGACTTTGTTTCAAGTCGTGCTTAACCCCACCCTTACCGCTACTTCAAACTACGCTGTGTGGATTGAAGATGTTGATTCAATACGAACGAGTGATGGTTCACGATAGCGAGCCCATCCAAGTACGCCGTACCATCCGATTGGACGGAAACGCATCAACTTGTCAACGATTGGTCCGAAGATGACATGTGGCTCTTCAGCAACTGCCTCTGCGAGTGCCTGCTTACCTGCAACGAGTGTACGGAATACACGGACGCCGCCTGTAGCGTTGACATATGAAGAAGTACCGAAAGTACCTGATGCTGAACCAGCACCTGTACCGTCAGCAAAGTTAGCCATACGTGGAGACTCAACGAACATAGCACCTTCGTATGTTCCGATTGTTCCTGGCCAGAACTCAGATGCACCTGTCTCTGAGTACTTGTGGTCGTCACGCCATCCGCCTGCGCCGGTTTCGGCACGGAGATCGTGTGAGACTTCTGGGTGGATACCAACCCAGTAGTATTCTCCCTGACGTGGGACAGCCTTGTTAGCACGGAGCTTAGCGACAGCCAAACGGATGTCACGAGACTTAAGTGTGTCTGTTGAGAGGATTGACTTGTTAGTTGTTCCGTTTGTGTATGTACCAGCAAAGGTAGATACTACAGAACCATTAACCTCAGCAATTGCGTTAATACCACCTGTGAGGGTAGAGAGCGCAACTGTGTCAAGTGAGTCAGCCATGTTGAACGCGATGATGTCTGCAATCGCTGGATCAACGTCTGAGAGTGAGAACAACTCAAGCTTACGGGTTGCGAGTGACGCATTTCCGTATTCCTGAAGTGTTACTGAAGCTGTTGTTGTGTTACCAAGTGCAACTGCATCTGGATCAACTTGCTCAGTGAGTGGTGTTGTTGCAGCCGAGAGATCAGTATAGAACTGGAAAACGACTGATGAACCAGGCATAGCCTGCTGTACTGGCTTCTTGTCCGCGACATCGCGAACCATTGGCACAGCACGAAGGGCGAACTCTACGTAACGATCATAGGCGGTCTGTACGAGTGAGGTACCGAGCGAGCCAGAAGTCGTATCTGTATATGCGTTAGCCATTGTGTGTCACCTTCTTTCTGTAAGGTTTGTGCTTGGATGGGTTTATCGTCGGAAACGCTGGCTTGGTGAGCCTGTCAACGCGTTCAGTTCTTCAACTGTTTTAGCCCCAGCAATCTTTGCGGCCAGATCCTGGTCACGTGTTGGGGTATTTGCGTTCTGTGACGCAGCGTTAATACGCTGATATGCTGCCACGTTTGCTTGTGTTTCTTCCGATGTTGGAGCAGGTTCTTGTCCGGCAATCTGGAAACCGAATACATCGGCGTTCTCTGATAGCCAGGCATCAACTGCTTCGGGCGTTGAAATATCGCCAGGTATAAACTTGGCGACCTTTTCTGGGACGCCTTTATTAGCCAATACTTCTTTGACGGAGCGACTGCGAAGGTCTGACTGGATCTGCGCTAGCTGATCTGCCAATTCCTTCTTTTCTTTCTCTGCTCGCTTTAGGGCTTTGCGGAGATTTGCTGGACCGTTATCTGTCTCAGCTGTTTCATTAACGAAGTCATCTTCGTCATCTTCATATTGGTTTGCCATGTGGCACTCCCTTTCGTTGATTGAGACGCAGGCCACAAGTTCTCTCAGGGGAAAGAGGCTTGGCTCCTACTACCAGTCTTAATACGCGTTATCGGTGCTGGTGGACCGTAACGGATTCTGTTTGTTAGCTAAGGCCGCTGGTGTCGCTAATGCCTAGGCTGCCCTTACCCGCTCCTGATGAACCAGAGAAGGCGGAGACTTCTTGAGTCCTGAGACGCTGTAATTCTGCTTCTGCTTGAGCTTGAGTTTGTGTACCAGGTGCGCCAAAGGTTGCTGTCTGTAATGCCGCTCCTACGTCGCCAACTGGTGTGTAACCTGCGTAACGACTTGCAAGTTCTTGTGTGCCAGGAAGTTGTTGTGCAATTGACTGGAAGCCCTGTTGTGCTTGGGCTTGAGTAATGCCTTGGTTAGCAAGTGCGTAAGCATTTGCAGCATTGACATCAACACCGGCACGGGATGCTTCTGCACCAACCTGTGCGGCTGTAACCTTGTTGGCAATAACGCTAGCCTGAGTGGCTGGGTCAAGAAGATGGCCAATGAGATCGCCAGTTGTAAGATTAAACTGTTGTTGCAACTGTTCTTTGACAAATGGATCTTCTGCGGTAATTGCTGTCATGGCAGCATTGATACGAGTATTTACTTCCGCAGGTGATACGTCAGAGCCAATTAAAGCGCCAAGTTTTGTTGGATCCATATGTGCGGCATCAAGTCCTGCACGAGCCATAACGGCCTTGTATGAGTTTTCTGTAGCAATGTAATCAGCTGGACTAAGCGGTGTAAGGCCAGCTTTCTCACGAGCTACGTTGCCTGAGAATCGTGTATTCCAAGCAGCGGCAAGAGCCTTAACATTTGGATCAGACGAAGAAGCCGCTGAAGGATTTTCAATAAGGGATTGGATAGTTGAAGCATCGTAGTTGCTTTGAATCAATCCAAGGATAGCATTGCTGACTGATCCATCAGCAGAATCAATGCCATAACCTTGAAGGGTTGATGTTAAAAGACCAAGAGCATTTTTATCGCTGATTGCTTTGTTTGCTGCAGCTTGAGCAGCGGCAGCTTGGGCTGCTATATCAGCAGCAGATGGTGTTGGAGTAGGGGTTGGTGTAGGGGTTGGTGTAGGGGTTGGTGTTGTGCCGCTACCGCCAACTGGGGTTGTACCAGTTCCGCCTACTGGACCCGCGGCGCTCCAGCCAGTATCCCAATAAAGGCGAGGTGTGCCATCTGGGTTAAGTGTTGTGCCATAATGTTGATGCGCACCAGCTGGGTGGTCTTTAGCATATGCCTCAATAGTTGCAGCAATTTTATCATTTGTAGAAAGTGGGGGTGTTGGCGCAACCGCAGGAGTTGGTGTTGGTGTTGGTGTTGGAGTATTGGCAATTTTACGCTCCATTTGAACATCTGTTATTGCAGGTGTTGGAACAGGAGTTGCTGTAGTTGTAGTCGGCGTACTTGCTGCTCGTGCAGCAGCACCGGCTTGCGCACGAAGTAATGCTGCGCGTTCGTCAGGATCTAATTCATCAATGAGTGCCATTACCCGCCAACCACCATTCCAAAGTTACGAAGAAGTTGAGTTGCTGTATCCATAAGGCTGTTACGAGCATTGGTTGTTTGCAACCATTCTGGCTTCTGCTTAATCTGAGTTGTAAACTGATCTAGGTTTACTGGATTTGTGCCGTCACCTTGCATGGCTTTAGTAACCATGGCGCCATAACCAGTAGGTGCGCCGAGGTCAATAGAATCCTGACCTACTTCAAGCAGGTTTGATATTGCTGTTGTGTATGGGCTGGCAAGAGCAGCAACTGTTTGACCTTCGGCAATTCTTTTAGCAAATGGTGCGTACATAGCCATCGCTTGGTTTTTAATATATTCCTGCTCCTTCTGGATATTTGTTGTTCCAGATAGGATGCTTTGTGCTGCATTAGTAAAGTAATCAGATCCTGGTGCTGCCGTTCCACCACCCCAAGTAGGGCTAAGGTATTGGCTTGCAACACCCATTGACGAAGCGTATGACTTTAACGCATTAACATTATCGGCAAGTGTACCGCCAAGAATTGGACCAGTACCGCCCGTGGCGCCAGTTCCGCCTACAGGACCTGTACCGCCAACTGGGGTTTTAGGTAGACCAGAAATTGTGCCATGCTGAGAAATGTAATTCTGTAAAAGATCAGCAGATGCTGGTGTGTTGTAATGTTGTGCGAGGAACTCTGCCACAGGATTGGCTGAATCTTGGATAGCGCCAACTTGATCTGGGGTAATTGCGTCACCAAATGAGGAGATGTCAATACCCAAACCTTGGGCAGTGCGCTTCATCAGGCTAAGAAGATTATTGTATTGCTCGGCATAGGCACCCTTATCGGTTGCCTTTGCTACAGCATAATCTCGTTGATCTGCTAGATGTGTGTTAAACCAAGTGCTATCTTGGTAAGCCTGACCAAGTTGATCGGCTGTCCAGCCCTTTTGAAACGCAGTAGTAAGTAATTGACTTAACTCTGGTACAGATGCAAAGAAGGCAGATGAAGTTTTAAACTTGGTAAAGAATTCTGCCTTAGCTGCTTCAGCAGCCTTAGTTGCTGCGGCGTCATCTGCTGCTTTTTTAGCAGCCGCTGCGGCAGCCGCTTTTGCGTCGGCTGCGGCTTTTGCGGCAGCGGCTTTAGCCGCCGCAGTTTGTTTAGTATCAGCCACTGTAACCGCCTCTGAACTTGTCGTTGATGCTTGTAATTGCGTTTAGGTACTGCGTTCCGGCTTTGTATTCTTTTGCGCTTGCCGTGCCTTGGATAAGGTTTGTTAAAAATGCTTGCTCGTTTACGCCAGCTGTGGTTTGAGTGCCAGAAACTGTGGCTCTTTTACCAGACTGCTGGTATGTAGTTTCACCTGAATATGTTCCAGGATTGGCTTTTTCGGCAGCCAGTAATTCCTGACCGTATTTCTGAATTTCTTCTGGGGTTGCATACCGACCAACAAGGGATTGAAACAATCCGTTGATTGTTGAGGCAAGATCGGGCGCAGACGTCTGGGTAAGATAAGTGGTTTTTGTGGTTGTAGGAATCGCATATGGGTTTGATCCGCTACCAGTTAAACCTGCAAGTGCTTGGGCAAATGCGCTATTACCGGTTGGCGTTGGCGTTGGTGTTGGTGCAGGTGTTGCCATTATGATACTCTCCTAAATACGCCGTTAATCACATTTGAAAGATTTGGATTATCAGTCATTTCTTGATCCAAATAACTATTCCAAGCATCTTGAATTGCATATCCAATACTTGTAAGTTTTGTACCCTTGGTTTGCTGGCTAATTGCTGCGTGGTAGTCATTATAACTAGCAAGCAAATTTGCAATGCCTTTTGCCTGATCGGTTGTGCCAAGTTTGCCTGCACCCTGAAGGGATTGGAAATCCTTGAGAGCATTTTGGGCATCTACAGTCTTGGTTGGATCCTTGTAACTTGCCCACCAAATTGGATTCTGTTGAGCGTAAGATTCACTTACTAATTTCCAAGCCTGTGAAATCTGACCAAGGGCAGTTACGTTATTAGTCTTCTTGGCTTCTTGGATTGCTGCTTGGTAATCTTTGAAGTCCTGACCAAGATCAACCCAACCCTTGGAGACATAAACAGAGTTCATAAACTCTGCCGGCGTCTGCTGGGAACGAAGGTGCATTGTAAGCAACTTGTTCTCAATAGCCTGAACATCTCCGCCAGTTGTATTCTGCGGGATGAGATAGGCGGCACCATTTGGGTTTGACTTAATGATGTCATTGTTGTTAGAAAGCCAATTGATGGTTGTATCAGAAAGCGGAATTGTGGCTCCGTTTTCTTTGGTCTTTGAGAAGCCTACTGTGTAGGAAATTGCTTGGTTACCATGAGTAGCAAGGAATTTATCCTGAGCTTGGGCAAGGGTCATGCCGTTCTTGATAAGGCTCTGGTATTCATCGCGTAAGGATTGCAAGTTCTTATTGTAATCCATATTGGTGACATTTGGAGCCAACGGAAGGAAGAATGAAAGTAAGCCTTGGATAAACAAATTTGACTTTGCATTATTCTCAATTTTGTCAAGAATCTGCTGTTGTTGAGCAGGTGGCAACATTGGGAACTTGTCATCAATAATGCCATGGTATTGAGCGCTGGCAATGGCAGTAAGTGTTGCATTGTGTACTGCGTTGACACGCTGATCCATTGTCAAGCCATTGTAAAAATCACGAACGCTTGAGTTCGGCAGGACAGTATTGATCCAGTCGGTTGCTGGGTATCCGCCAGAGGCGACGTTTGCAACTTTTTCCATCCAAGGGAAACGCTTACCAAGATCGGTAAGTGCAAGATTGGCCATTGGTGAGATACCTGGCATCTTAACTTCTGGTAGAACCGTAGCTAAAGATGCGGTGTTTCCAATGGTGGATTCTGGCATACCAGAAAATGAATCTATGCCAAGGGCTTGGAAACCACGAAGGGCAGCGTTGCCGAATTCACCGACAAGTGGGTACACAATGTACTGCTTACCAGTTGAATCTGTATGGACAAATCCTGGGTTATTCATACCTTGCTGAATCATCTGGAAATCTCGGAATGTGCGGATAGCACGGCCGTCTTGCAAGCCAAGGCGACCAATACGTTTGAGTGCCTGCTCCTGCGCAAAATAGAATGGGAACAAGTTGCGGCTCATTGTTGCCCACTGGCTGCGAAGTGCAGGGTTGTGGATCAATGGCACGATTGCAACTGTTGCCTTCTGACCGGCAATACGGAGTGCTTCATCCTCACTAATTGCTCCTGAGTCAAGCAATGGCTTGAGATCACGGAAGTTCTCGTAAAGGTAATGAGCAAAGATTGGCTCACGTGAGATGTGGTCAATGACTGGGTTAATAAATGTACGGTATCCAAGGTCAAGAACCTTGTCCATTGGATTGCCCCAGTTTGGCTTGTGAGACTTTCCAAGGATAGCAAATGGGCTATCTGTAGTTGGAATGTTCTTTAGCGCAGTTTCATAAGTGCGCTCGCCATTCTTGATATTGTTAATAAGATCCTCATGGATTACTCCAGAGGCACCTTCAACTAAACCACGGAATGATGAGACAACTTCATTGGCATATGATGCTGGGTCGCCCTTAGATAGACCAACCATTGTTGGGCGTAGATCGGCATATTGAGCTGGATCTTCTACACGTGCTTGGAAGTCAGCCTTGACTCGTCCCCATTTATCATCATTGGAAAGTGTTGACCAATCTGATGACTTTGAAAACTTTTGCCATGATGCGGCAATATCCTGAGCCATTTGCTCATTGCGCAACTTGGAAAGGTTCTGCGCCCAGTACATATGGTAATGAGGATTTGTACCAGTAAGGCTTGCAATTTCTTCAGTTGGCTTGGCTGTATGACCCATCAACTGAGAAAGAATATCTACACGATCTTCAGCATTATTCTTAAATGACTTGCCGTGATCTGATGCAACGCCCGCTGGGATACCGACGTGACCCATCAACTGCTGGTACTTGGTAACAACATCTAATTTATCAGCTGCTACATAAGGAGCAATCTTGCTGTTAATAAAACCTACTGGGCTTACACGGTTACGCAAACCACGAATGTCAGTAGCCAACTCATTGGCTCGTTCTGTAGCGCTAAGGCTCTTGTAAAGGTCAGCCTTTTCTTGAATCAGTTTAGTAACGGCGTTGTTAACTACCGACTTGCCTGAAAGAAGGGCAGCATGATCTTCGCTAGTCAAAGCCTGTGCCGCTGAATCAGCGTAACGAGCAATAGTATTATCATCTATCTTGTGCAAGATATTGTACTTTGCTGCGCTCTGCGCTATTTGGCTCTGGATATAATCACCAAGACCGGCACGGATGATCTGATGAAGTGCCTCAGATGAGGCTACACGTAAACCAAAACCTGTTGAGAAAAGGGTAAGTGGAGCAAAAATTTTGTCGGTGTAATAAGTAAAACCATCATCCAACTTTTGGTAAAGAAGACTGTGAATGGTTGACTGGCGCATGGCATTGCGCAATTCTTTGAAGTCAATAAATGCGTTGCTACCGCGTTGCCAAGACCAGAGGGCTACACCTTGCTTACCGCCATCTTTCATGTCTACATAGCCGCGTGGTGCGCCTGATTCATCATGGCCATAGGCAATGTTTGTCAACTCACCATTATCTGTAGCGCGTTGCGCTTGTGACATAACCTTATCAACAATTGCATCGTTGCCTGAAAGACCAGCATTTTTAACAACTTCTTTGACAAGGTTGCCATACATCTCTTGCTTTGTGGCAAGGTCTGGCTCAAGCATAATCTTTGCAGTATGCTCAAGGGCAAGGTCATGTGGCATAGCGTAATAAGCCGTGTTGTAAATCTGTGGACCAAGGTTTGGGTCATCCCAGGTAAAGTTTTTACCAGACTGCTCAAGAGTCTTGGCATTGATGGACAAAGCCTTATATCCGGTAAAGGTGCGCACCTTAGCAGCAAGGCCGTTGAGTGCAGCTTCCTTAGCACCAGAAAGATCCAACAAGCCTAGCTTTCCTAGGACTGTTGGTAATGCTCCCTGCAATACTTGCTTCTGTACAGAACCGTCTGGGTTAACCATTGGGTTGCCCGCCTCATCCACAACTGTAGATGTCTTAGGCAAAAGCAAGTTGCGTTCTTCGTTAAGCGAAGTGCCAGACTGGCGAACAGCCTGAAGGCCTTTGTCAACAAATGCACGAGCAACGGTCTGGGTAGGCAAAATAAGAGTTGTGCGTGGCACAGCATCCTGAGCAACAAGTTCTGCTGAGTAAAGACTCTTACCCATTTCATTAACAACCTGTTGTGGCGTTGTGGCTTTTGCTAAGCGTTCTGCCTCATAGGTAGTAAATTGGCTGCGTGGGAACAAACGCTGGATCTCAACTGGGTTTGATGTTGAAGCGATCGTATCTACCGCACGGCGAAATCCTGTGTTGATCGGATTATCGTAAGCGTCAAGAACTTGTGATCCGCTATAAGCCTTGCCTGAATAGGCAACCATAAAGTCGTTAATAGACTTTGATTGTGAAGCGATAGGTAGCGTAGCCTTGATTTGCATTGGCTTACCGGCTTCATCAAGTAATGTTTTACCAGCATCGTCAACAGCTGCGCCAACATATTTACCTGACTTGAGGGCTGCGTTTAATTGTCCACCTTTAACAAGTGGATCTGCGCCAAAATCAAATACGGCATCGGCTACACCAGAAATAGTTTGACCAAATCCATGTTCAGTGTCTTTTAATGCTGAGAATCCAGGCAATTGGCCAAGAGCGTTAGAAAGATCGCGTCCAGGAGAAACCAAATAGTTTGGATCTTGTGACTTGGCAACTGAATCTTTGAAATTTGGAATAAGTTTTGCTAAGTTGCGTTCGCCTGCTAATGCAGCATCTGCGCCAGCAACGGCTCCAAGTGGGCCAGCGGTAAAAAATCCAGCAGTGGCTCCGCCTGCTACACCAAGAGTGGCAAGTACACCTTGCCATACAGAATGGTCAGTATAAACGCTATGAAGAAACTTGTAATCTTTTTGAATTTCCTGTAATGGTTTATTAGCCCATTGCATGATGGTGCTAACGCCAGGAATCTTGCTTAAGCCTTGAGTGACTGCGCCTGTGGCTTTCTGTGCGCCACCTAAAATGTTAGACCATACAGAGTCTGAATTGTATTGCTGTTGATGATCGGCAAGTGCCTGAGCATGGGTAGCAATGGTCTGTGCGCTGGCTAATGTTAAAGCCGTATTTGTATTGCCTGAAGCAATCGCTGCGGCTCCAATTTGTGGAGACTTCTGCATAAGTTCAGGATGATACTTCGCAATTGCGTTGGCAATGTCAACCGTAGGCGGAGTATTGCTTGATGGCATAATGTTTGGATTAGCCATAGATTACTGTCCTAAGATTGCAGCGAGGCGTTTTAATTCTGGGGAAGCGTCTGGGGAAGCCGCCAAAGTTTGTACTGCTTGGCGAGCCGAAGCGCCACCACCCATTTGCATTTGGTTCATTCCAATTGCTGCAAGTCCTGGACCAGCACCCGTTGCTGCGCCTGCTGTAACAGGCTCATTAGGGAACTGTGTTGGAGCAGTAAGGGGAACTACTGGCTGCTGTGGTTGTGGCTGAAGTTGTGCTTGTCCACCTTGTTGTGGCTGCATTGAAGATGCAGGTGCCGGACGTGGTGGATTATTTGTTTTTGCCATTGGTGCTGATGCTTGCATATCCATTAGTGCTTGGGCATCGCCATAAGATGGCATACCTGATACATAACGAATTGCTTGCTTTGATGCTGGTCCGCCATCGGTTCTTTGGCTTAAAGCCCCAGGGCCTGATGTCATTGCTGGCTTATTTGCCTGTGGCATGACTTATTCTCCCTCTTGTAATGTCTCAATGGTTCGGGCTGCATACTCGTGGAAGGATTTTTTCTCATCCACGAAACTTGCTTGGTGTTCAAACATCTGAGTCAAGATGTCAAACCCGCTTGCTATATCAATTAAAATTGCTGCGGTTGTGTCAGCGAGAAGGGCAAAGACATCCCACTTGGTTACCCGCGTTGGTACTTTGCCCAACTCGTCTGACATTTAATTACTTACCGCGTGGCTTGCTTGCTGTTGTGCCAACGCCTTTTGTGCCTGAAGGCTGAACGGTGTAGAGGATTGTTGACTTTCCTGTACCCTCTGGACCCTTCTTAGGCTGGATCTTTGTCTTTTGTGTGACGGCTTCGGATGATCCGTGTCCGCCTTGGTTCTTTGGTGAAGGAACCTTTGTAGTCAATGATGACTTCATTGTTGCCATGGTGTATCTCCTATAGGTTTGTTTTGATCGCCAGAAACGTTAGGCTGGCGACCTTCTGGAAACAGAAGCGCTAAGCGCAGGCTGTCCAGAAGATGAAAGTCCTGCTAATAGATTCTGCAACGCAGAACCGCCACCTTGCGGCGCAGGCATTGGTGCGCCACCTTGCGGTGCGCCTTGCGGTGTAGGAGCCCCAGAAGGAACCTGTCCAGGGGCGCCTTGCGCCTCGCCTGCGGTAGCTTCTTCTGGGGATACTGGAGCGGGCGCAAATGCGGCTGCAATAACATCTTCAATGTTATCTCCTGCCATGCGTCCCTTGATGGCTGATGCAATCGCTGTGATTGCCTTAGAAGGATCTTGTCCTTGTGCAGCCATAGATGGAATTGCTTGAGCGTAAGCTGCAACTGATTGCATTAACGCATCACGTAATTCTTCTACTTCAACTCGTTCTTCTTCCATGGTGACGTTCATCTCCCATGGCATCTGACGACGCAAAAAGTCGCGTGAGATTAACTTATCTCCACGAGCCTGAAGGCCGAATACCAAAGCACGGTTTGGATCTAGTCCAGCCATCATGCCATACGATACATCGCACCAATAATCACCCTGAATATCTTTCTTCGGGGTATAGGTAATCTCATAAGGCGCACCGGCATTTACACCGCGTACTTCCTTTTCAACATCACCAAATAGTTTTTCATCCATCAAGAAGCAGATACGCATGACGTGGCGGAACGCCTCAGCAAATACAGCCTGTGCTGTCTTAACCTGAGTATCAAAGCCACCCATAAGTGCTTCTACGCCACGGCCTGTGACGATAGATCCTGACTGCTGACCTAGACGGCCTTGTGGGTAACGTGAACCAACACGTAGTTCCTGATCTAGTGCAGCTGTCTCTTGGAAAATTCCGTTAGGAATATTAAGATCAACGCGACGGATCTTCTCAGGGTTGGCTGATCGGATGGTTGCGTCTGGGCCAATCTCAAGTACGTTAACGTCTGCTGGCAAAGCAAACGGTGCCTGTACAGATTTCTGTGCTGCTTCCAATTGCAAAGTTGCAAAGCGAGCGCGAGCGACCTGAACCCACATGATGTCATCAAATTGACCACGCTGGTGTTCGTCGGAGTCAATGCCAGGACGTGTAGCAATAACTACTGGCAGTTCGCCAATAAGGTTCTTTGCGCGTTCTAGGATAAGGTTCTTGCGCTCAGGGATAAAGAGGATGAGTTCATCCTTGTCCTGATAACGGAATACTTCAAGCATGCGCTCTGAGTTACGGTTCTCATACGGTCCACGTAGTTGTGGCTCTAACTCTGGGAAATCATTGATGAGTTCACGCACGGTCTTATTGTAGCGACGTGTGTATGAGAGCAACTTGCCAAAACGGTCATGCTCAGGGTATGAACCAATTGGGTTATCCATACGGATCATTGGGCGATTGTTTTCCCAATCAGGCTCAATGACAAATGCGATCATGCCGTAAGTAAGGTAGCGATCTGCGCCGGTGTACATCTGAGTCTGTAGGTTACAAGTATCGCGGTAGCCAGCGGCAATCATTGTGCGCTTATCGGCTCGCTTGCGGGCGCGATCTGAGATGGCATCTGTTGTATCGCAGTTAAATGCTGGGAGCGGAGCGATAACTTCTGCTACGTCGCGGGCTGCGATGTCAATGAAGTTTGACACCATTGGCTTAGGGAATTCATCTGGGAACATTCCAGGGAATACCTGCTGGATGTTGCCCTGACGGATTGAGAGAAGATCAGACCAGCGAGAATCGCGGGTGTGGAAGTGGTCGCGTAACTTGCGTACCTTGATACCTAATTGGTCAATATCCATGGCCATAGAAGGTTCCCCCGTTCGTTGCTAGTTTTTCCTGTAGTCTTGCGTATTCTTCCAAGTTGACGACCTTACGGTTTGCTATCTGTTGGCGCGTGGCAAACTTATTCTTAACGAATGTCTGCCCGTATGAACCCATCTGGTTGATGTAGTCCCGCATTTGCGTCTCTGCAAACCAAAGCGCCATAGGACCGTCTTGCTTATTCTTCGTACCTGCTGACCACGTAATCAATTGCTCAATCAGCGACTTGATGTGTTCGTTGTCGGCTCGTGGCAGTTCCAGTAAGTTGTTCTTTAAGAATTTGCCTTGGTTGTCGCACGAGCCGAAAAGTGGTGCCATAGAGGCTACGCCAAATTCTGCATCCATTTTGTTGGCACCGGTATAGTGCTGAACAAGGCGGATGCCTCGTGAGGCAAGGAACTTGTTGATCTGCTCATCTTGAGTCAGGAACAACTGGAAAGCATTTTTCTCAATGACCCAGACATTAACGTGGTACTTGTCTGTCCAGTGGAAGATCAAGTCACGGATCTGCTGTGGTGTCGGGGCTGGCATACGGCTTGCTTCAAGCAAGTAACGCTTGCTCGTGGTCTTATCGCCAGACATGACTACCGAAAAGGTATCGCCGGACATTGCTGGGTCCATAGACGCTACGACGTATTGGCTTGCTAATGTCTCAGGGTGACCTGGGGCGCCGGGGATAAGCGGTCCGATGGATCGCATACCTGCGACGGATCCGCGTACACACTCTGGGCTAAAGATCGCAGTGGATTCAACATCCTGCTGCTGGTAAACCATTGCCCACGTCTTTGGGTCAATCATTCCGCGACGGCGGTTAAGATGTTCACCTGACCAGCGTGGGTATAAACCTTTTTCATCTGGCTCTGTAGGATCAGCGTCCCAAGGACGATCTGACTTAGGCCAGAGGGTTACCCAGTCTTTTGGCTTGTCTGCAAACTCTAGGACAGCTGGCATTGCCAAGTATGTCCAAGGGCTTTTGTTATCAGGGTAGCGTTCTGGGTTACGCATTTCGCGGTATAGATCCATAGGATCAACGCGGGTACCTACGCAGAGGATCTTGCCTGTTGGGCCAACACGGGTAAGAACTTCCTGTTGGATCCAGCGTAACTGCTTTTCAAACTCTCCGCAGTTGGCGAGAGTAACGCAGTCATCAAGAATGATGAGATCGGCACGTGCGCCGTAAATCTGGCCGCCGATACCGAGCGCCTGAACGGTAGGGTCTTTTTCACCTGAGTCACGTTCAAGGTAAATGCTGTCAGATGTCCACTTTTCAGCGGTAGCCTTGAAGCCTTCAACTGGGGCGTACCTGCGTTGGAGTTCTGCCCACTGAGGGGAAGTAAGCCGCTGCTTGATGGCGTAAAGGAATTCCTTGGCCATGCCCTGGGTCTTGGAGACTAGCTTGATACGGACATTGGGATTGGTCACAATGCGGTAGGTCACGTAGTCAATTGAGACGGTCATAGACTTGGCATGCTCTGGTGGCATGTTGACTAAGACGTAATTCTTGTAACCGACCTCGTAGGTCATATTCCCATGAAGCCAGGCAGGTTCACCTTCTTCTAGCAGGGACGTGACGTTCCTCTGGTGGTCGAACGTCACGCTATTCAAGTACTTGCGACGAAAGTCCTCAAACGAGATATTGGCGTCATCGTCGGATACGACACCAGCCCGCTTCTTGATTACGCGGGCGAGGTCAATTGCTTCCTTAAATTGCGGGTCGCTAGACCGGTAATACTCATAAGACTTGACGGACTTGCCGACTGCGCGGCAAGCGTCCTCAACAGTCACGCCTTCTTCAATCAGAGCCAGAAGGCGCTTCTTGGCGTCGGACGCTGAGAGCGTCGCTCCTTCTGCTAGCTTGTAGGAATTGCTCTTTGGCTTTGCCATGGCGCGCGAACTCCTAGATTCCTAATGGGTTAAAAATGCTAATGGGTAACAATAGACCTATCCCACTGCAAAGCATCCCCTAGGGGATTGCTAATGGGTAGTTATGGGGGGCTGTAAGCCCCTGCTGGGTAACAAATACATAGGGGCCTGAAAGGCCCTGCATTTACCATCAGGCATGGCTTGTGAAGCTCGCCATGAAGCGAGCGGAACGGGGGGAATTATTTAATCCCCTATATATACTAAGGCGTTGACTTTGACGTTTATCCCGCCCTAAACCCTGTGATTCTCGTCACATTGTATATTACTGATGGGTAATGTGGCTTTGACCTGCGGTTTTGCCAGTTTGCCGGCCTATATTTATAAAAAATATTTTGGTGGATAGTACTTATAACAACCACTCATAGTTAAAACCCTAGGGGTTGCAACACGGCAAAACGGCTACGGCAGACCAATCGGCGACCCGTACCATTCCGCCCGCTCGGCGAATTCGGGAGATAACCCCGCCCGAAACCGAGCCGTTCTTGCCCCGATACCGCCCCTTGTTGTGGGGTAAACCGCCCGTTGCAACGCGTTCGGGCGTGTTGTTTCCCCGTTGGTTTGCGTTTGCGGGTGAACTGTCCGCCCACCACTTTCCACCACTTTCCGCCCTCGCTCCCCAACTTCCAACCAGCCCAATCTCGGCGCACCAACCCCTAACCAATCCGAGGCTCCGAGGCTCCAACCAACCAACACCAAGGCTCTCCGACAACCAACCCGAAGCCAATGCTCTCCAACTGGCAGACAAAAGCTGGACTCAACTCACGCCGCGCCTGACCGCGCCGGCGACCTATGCCCTTCACAAATGCAGGGAAATCTCCCTCAATGGGACACGCGCCGAGGCTTGACTCTTGCCCGCCTTTGCCCCGATAATTGACCCAATGGCGCAAGCCCGCGCCTACTGAAAGGACTAGAAAATGGCTACTTATCACGGCTTAATCAAGGTGTCTTGTATCGCCTGTAACTGGGAAACACAAGACGAATCAACAATAGAAATGCTCAACGATATGGACGGCTCTTGCCCAAAGTGTGGCGAGCAATTCTTCCGTTGGGAGAATCGCGACGGCTCAATCGTTGTTTCACTCATCCGAAACATTGACGGATTGCATATTTACGACAACCTCGTTTGGAATCAAGCTCTTACTGTTGCAGATGTAGAAGGAGAATAAAATGAAACTAGACACCTTGGCAGAAAAGATTGCAAAGGAGCAAGCAAAGACCCTGCTCCGCTCGCTAGAACTGTTACAAACTGTCGGCTCTGATTGGGACGATAGCGAGCTTGTTGCCCTTAATCTCTCACTAGAAAAGTGGTTAAATCATGTCATCTAAGAAGCTCATCACCGCCGTATTTCTCGCCGCGCTTGTCGCGTTCGTCGCGTTCCGCGCCACTCACCACCCTGTTTACGGAAAGTGCCACACCTCGCCGGACGGCTACATCTGCACACTTATCAAGTGGGAAGGGAACAAGTAATGACCAGCTACCACACTTTCTATCTCAACAGTTGTGAGGACTCAACCGATTTTAATGGGGATAAATCTCTCACTCTCTCCATTACCTTTGGCACAGAGGCAGACAAAAAATCTTTCCTAGATCATTTGGAACAGGTATTGGATGAGAACCTAGACCGCAAAACAGGAAGGGGCGAGTAAATGGATACATCTCAATTATTCTGCCTAGATGTTGCCAGCAACTTTCCGCGTGCCTTGGTCAATCGTGGCATTGAGCAGGATTGCAAAGTCATCTACACAGGGGGCGGATTTTGGCTCGTGTGGCTCTCAATCAACGAATCAACCTACCTACAAGCCAGCGAAAGTGGACTAATCCTCTGCTCCAAAGATACAGACGAAGGTTTGGCTATCTTGGACGGAGAGCTTACCCCTCAAAAAATGGCTAAAAAAATGGGTGAAGTTTGGAGTTACAACCAATAAGGCGAAACAGGGGGCTTGCCAGCACCCTGTCTTGGCGTATCGCGCCAACTGATGAGCCTAATACTCACAGACTACGAAAGGACTACACAATGAATACAGTGCAAAGAATGGCAGAAGAAATCCGCGCCGAATTGGCACAAGGCGAGGAACTGGACGCCATTAAAGACCGCTCAAATGAAATTGTGGATGGGTTTTTGCCTATCTATACCAACGAAATCATCAAAGAGTGGCAAGAAATGCCCAGCGAATACGACGACAGAGGGGCAAATGAACTCGGAAGCGATAACCAAAATGGCATCGTTGCCCTAATGAGCCTAGACCTTTATCTTTATTACACCGACCTTTTTAACGAGGCTTTGGAAGAAGTAGAGCAATCTATGGAAGAAGAAGAACTCTGTGACGAGTGCGGCGCACCACACGAGGACGATGTAGAGGTGATCGCATAATGAAAGCAATAGGTGCTAACGCCCTAATCCAATGGATAGGGGAAGAACCTCAGCAAGCTTATATCTCTTACGGAGAATGGGACGAGGCTAAAAATACCGATGGGCTAGGAGTGAGCGACGACTTTATCTTTTACTATTCCAACCCCAACGAGATGGAGTCGCTAAAAGAGTATGAGCCCAATCGTGGCTGGAACATAATTAGTTATGAAGAGGTGACCAAATGACCAAGAAAATCCACAAAATGATAGATGCCACCCTCGCCCGACTCGTCACGCTAGAGGACGAACAAGGCAAGGCACACACGCCAGAATGGGAACGCCTAGAAGGCTACTACTACGGACTACTAGACGCGCTCAAAGCTACTGAAGGCGATTGCGCCTACTGCGGGGAAGGGAATCCGTGCCAAGACTCTTGGCAACATCCGTGAGCCGGCACGGCTCTTGCTACCAATACGACTTCCAAGGGCAGGAATGGCTGGTCACTTGCGACTCAGGCTCTTGTCCTTGGGAGGCGTACACCCCAACGCTGCGCGAAGCTAAGCGGTCACGGCTCAAGCACACCCGAACGGAGTGCCACGGCGGCTACTAACTGCCTACTACCGACCACCTAGCGAATAGGGGAGCGCGACACGCGCCAGGGTTGACTTTAAGACGATCATAGACAATCATTCACTACTACCAACCAATCAACGAATAGGGGAGCATCAAATGGCACGAAATCAAGGCCGAATCGCCTACTTTGAGGCGAAAGCCGATCTACTAGAAAACAACGCAAAACAATTTGCCCAGCAAGGGCGCAACGACGAGGCTATTGCATCTGGAATCGCAATGGTTCGCGCTATGAGCGAGGCAACTCGCCTACGTATCGGCACAATCAACACGTGGGACGGGGGTGACGCAGCATGACTCAATCATTCAGCGAACGCTTAGCACAACCGGCACTAGATCAGATCCAAATGGCTATCCAATTAGCCTACCAAGCCGGCTACGACCAAGCCTTACTAGACAATAAAGGGGAGTAGTGAACCTCAAGCCAGACGACCAGCCGCTTTGCAACGACCCGCTATACGACCCCGACATGTGGTTCCCTGAGCCAAAGGGCAGGGCGGATAGAGGCAAGCAGATCCACCTGCAACTGGCTATCCGCGACGCGGTACAGGCAATCTCTATCTGCGTTAAGTGTCCTTTACAGAAGGCGTGCCTTGAGTATAGTATGGAGAGCCTAGAGACAATTCACTATGGCATCTATGCAGGAACTTTGCCGTATGAAAGAGAGCAAGCGATCAGTGCAGGAGATATATCCAACTCGGAGAAGTGGCAACGTCAAATCAGAGCAATAGCCAACGATAAGGGCATCCCCGTCCTGCCTATTGCCAAGAGAGAAAGGCCAAAACTATTAGTATCCCTCAAAGAACGCGCATCGTGGCAGCAGGGTTGGGACTTATCCTCACCGCAGGACTCGTTCTAGCCCCACAAGGCCCTTTACAGCCGTTTAAGCACCATACCAAAGCCGCCTTGGCACCGACAGTGGAGCAGCTGAAAGCATATGCCAAGGCTAAGTATCACCAAGACGACATACAGTTTGAGGCGTTGGATCTCCTACTGACGATGGAATCGCACTGGAATTACCGCGCCAGAGGTAGCAAGACAACCAACGGCAGGGCATACGGCATACCGCAGGCTCTGCCCGCAGACAAGATGGTGTCGGCAGGTAAGGACTACTTGACTAACCCATACACCCAGATAAACTGGGCTTTGATGTACCTGAAAAGCAGGTACCAAAACAACGCGATGTACGCACTTAAACACGAACTCAAACACGGATGGTGGTAAAGATGGAACCAATAGTACTGATACACATACTCGCAAAGGACAAAGCCACGATGCTACGCCCGTGGCTAGAGCAGAACCTAGAGAAGATTGACTACCCAAAGGATAGAATCATTCTCTACTTTCGCACCAATAACAACAACGACGATACCGCCAAGATCCTGCATACCTGGATTGAGGACCAGTTCACTTTACGTGACCGCGATGACGATGACTTCTGCTATTACGATTGGCGCGACATCATCATTGAGGATCGTGACGTACAGACACAGGTTCAGAAGTACGGCGTACACGAGTGGACACCAGAGCGGTTTAAAGTACTCGGCGAGCTACGAGAAGAAGGTATCCAAGAAGCAATCTTCTGGAAGGCAGACTTCTATTTCACAGTAGACGTGGATAACTTCACTATGCCATTCACACTCAAGACTTTGGTGAAGTACAACCTGCCAGTGGTAGCACCAATGCTGATGAGTGCAGACCCAGAGCAACCGGCATACGCCAACTTCCACAACATCGCCACGGCGAATGGCTACTTCCTAGATAACGAGTCCTATTACCGGATCCTCAATCGCCAGATCAACGGCTTGATTAAATGCGATGTAGTCCACTGCACTTACCTCATCCGCAAGGATGTGTTACCAAAGGTAACCTACCAGGACGGCACTGAGGACTACGAGTATGTAATCTTCAGCCGCAACCTACGTAAGCTCGGCATCCCGCAGTACCTAGACAACACACGCGTCTACGGCTACCTATCCACACGGGAGAACGTGAAAGCCTGCACGGATAAGATGGCAGAACTACGCAAAGAGTGGATAAAGGAACTGTATGCCAATAAAGCCAACTGAATTAAAGAAGCTCGTCGTTCTGCTAGATGAGGAAGCACCATCGGCAGAGTGGCTGGCTAAGGCCGTCTGGGAACTGATGGAAGAACTCGTAGCCAAGCGCCAGCAGTATGTTGTGTTTGCAGTACACCCATCGCTTAACATCATCCAAGCCGTCGGGCCATACCCGACCAAGGATAAGTTACTCAAAGATTATGCCAAGCGGATCGGTGCATACGACACTCACAGCTACGCACGAGTTGCAGAATTGATACACCCTGATAGTATTACCCAAGGTTGATCGGTAGTTTCTAGTCCTTTCCGCCGATCAATAGCCTGCTCCCTGTCCGTGAGGTTGAGCGGCAAGACAAAAGCCACCGCGTAAAAACGGTGGCTTTATCTTTTAGGTACTTCCCCTATACCTAAATCTTTAATAGGTTGCCAGATACATCCTTGTAGTAGCCGTAACCCTCTGGTGTAAGAGTAAACGGCGTAGTCACTGATGGGATATATGAATACGGAGCAACGCCGTGAACATCATAGAACGATGGTAGTGTCCAATTCGGAGCGATCACATCGCGTCCATCTTTAGCGGTAATCTTGTAGAGCAAGCCACGCACATGATCTGCCGGTTCCATAAGCCAAGTACGACCCTTGCTATCCGGTGCTGAGAGCTTGTTAATCTCTGGATCAACCAACATCTCAATGACTTCATGGAATACGACAGTAGCCGTACCCTGCTCGTAGCGATCCTTGGAAATGACGACATTCTTAAAACTAATACCCTTACGGAACTTGCCTAGCGGTACGGTGGCAAATGAACCGGCACGAATGTAGGCAATTGGTTGGCCATTGAGTACCTCGTGGTAGCCATACGCCAGCGTTGATGTAGGGAAATGATCCACGATGCAGACATTCCACCCATTAGTTGAACGAGTGGGAGCAGTAACCACCGCAGTATCTTCTAGGTTCCACGCCTTAGTCACTTGGCTGGTGAAGATGCCAAGGGCTGAAGCGATGGAATTAAAATCTTGTGTTATTAAGAGTTTTGATTCATTAACGAATGTAATAGTTTTCATTTTTATCCTTATGGTGTGTTGTTGTAAAAGCCTGGTGCGTTCCATTGGATCGCTGGTGAGTCATATTTACGACCCATTGTTTGCTGGCAACAGATAGGATCTACTGCCTCGGCGTGGATACTGCGCTCTAGTGTCTGAACGCCACCGCAGGTAGCGCAAAGGTAATCATATTGCGGCATGATCGCCCCCTATCGGACACTTCTCTACGCAATTCCAAATCAGTTCCATATAAGCCTTGCCCTCAACCCTGCGGATCTCGGTGTAGCAATCGGCATCGTGGATATATTTCTTGGTCACTCTTCACCCTTCCCAAATGGGTTATCCCCACCTAGAGAGAAGTGTAACCTACGCAACGCGCCAGTGACCTTACGATGCGCCGTAGTGTCTGAACACTGCAAGATTTCTGCCATCTCGGTGAAGTTATGGTTCTCGTAATACTTCAGCTGCAATACCAACTGGTCTGATGGGTCTAACTTATGCACCGCACGGCGTACATCAAAGAGCTGGATGATGTAGTTGCCACCCTCGGCAGGGTTTCCGCCACCCGATACAACCTCATCAGCATTAGCCGAGCGGGTCTCAAGCACCGGCGACCAGATCAGCGGGAGCATATCCTCAAGCGTGGGGATGGAGTAGTAATGCTCATCTCGGATCTCATAGCCCAACTTCTGTGCCTTAGCACGACGGCAGTACTTGTCCGCCTGGCGGGAGAGTGTCTTACCTAAATGCTTAACGCCGGACTTCAGATCCTCTGGCTTCTGGTCAGGGCTAAGCCACTGAGCGATCTTGTCCTGACGGCGAACGCACCAGAGCAACAACTCCTGGCGGACATCAGCCACATCAAAGTACGGATGGTACTTACGATGGACAACACGAGCCACCTGTGAGGCTATCTCTACGACTTCTTCTGGCAGTTGGCTATTCATCAATCACCACTGGCAAGATATAATCTGGGAAATCAACAGCTGCATTAAAATGTACGTTAAAGTCATGCTCGTTGGTATCAGAGCGGGTAAGGCCAAAGATAGGATCTAAGCACCGCAGGACGTGCGCTGGGATGAGCAATAGCGCATCGGTATAACGGATGCAGATGCGGTTAAAAGCGTCTGGGCGGTCTGTTGTAGGCTCGGTAAGCCATATCTGCTGGAGCTTCTGGTATGGGAACTTAACCTCTGAGTTCACTGGACGCTTCAGCCACTTAACCTCAAGCCCGCCGATGTAGTTGGCGTAGCCGTTGCCATGATTCTTGTTGACAAGGAAGTCTATAAAGTAGTACTTTGGTGTACCGTAGAGGTCCCAGGAGTATGTCTCGGACAGGTAATGAGCAACCTTCTGCTCACGGGTACCATCACCGGATACTTGGCGGATTGGCTCAACCATCAGACCTGCCTCATAAGGTAGGACACCATACGGCTTAACAGGTTCTTGCCCTCAAAGTAACCAAGGCGTGTGTTGCAATTCATGCAGAGCAACCCTCTTACCTGTAACGTTTCATGGTTGTGATCTACAGCCAATGTGTGTAGTTTACCATCTTTTGTCAGGTTTTCAGGCTTTTCGCAGATGGCGCAGACACCTGCTTGTTTCTCAAACAGCGCCTCATATTCTTCAACGCTGATGCCGTAACGATTCTTATAGTTGTGCCGACGCTTATCCTCATAAGATATTTTTCTAGTCACGAGGCGCTCTTATCTCCTGTAAGGATTCGCAAAGCCCAATCAAGCCCAGCGTTGAAGCCTTCCATCCAATCAAAGTCTTTATGGCCTGATGGGACAGATGTCTTAGCTGCCTCAATCTTGGCCTTAGCCTTCTCAAGATCCATTACTTAGGCCACGTACCTCGTTGAATCATAAGGGCAATAACGGCATAGTTGGCCATATCCTTAAAAGAATCCTCAATAGATTCGTACTTAGGTTGCGACTCGCTCTTAAACAGATTCTTAAGACGTTCAAACTTATCGCCAATACGCACCAGCAGGCCGTTAATAGGACCGCCAAAGGCATTGTTAATATTACCAGGGCCATAGTCGCCCTGCTTCGTGATAAGGAGATTGCCGATCTCATCCATTATCGCCCAGACGTCAGCCGCGAAGGCGGTATCTGCACGAGCAGCTGGTTGTTTAAGTGGTCCAGGGATATAACTTTCAGCCCAATTGATTGAATCAGTCTTAACGCGGTTTCCATGTCCTCGCTCATCCATTTATTTCCCCCTGTATTTGTCCGTTGAATATCCAATTCTTGGAATCCTCATCTAGTTTGTATATGTATATTAGAATTTGCCCATTGCGTAACGTGTGTTCCATTTCAATAACATCTAAACACCACAACATATCTGGCACTGGTGCGCCATCCCTTGGGCCGCCAATGAACTCAGGCATCGTCCGCTTCGTCCACTATCTCCCTTAACAAGAACTGTACGATCTCAGGATTATCCTTCAGCGCAGCAAAGATGTGATAGCCCACAATGTCGCAGACTTCTTCCAAGTCAAAGCGTTTACGTGTAGACATTGGTGTTTCAAAGATAACAGCATGGGTGATCTCGTGCATGAAGATGCGTAGCAGTTTATCTTCAGGCAGATTGGGACGCAGCATGATGGTGTTAGTAGCTGAGTCGGTCATACCATAAGCATCTGGATCCTCAAGGTCATACCTGATCCGATACTTCTGCCCAGCAATCATTATGTGCTTAGGCTTAATCATGCGGCTAGTCTATCAGTAAACCAGCTCGGCCCGCTGTCCAAGAAGGTATCGTTGACATCACGGTTTGCCGGTAGCCCGACGATGACGGCTCGGTCTAAGTCCTCTTTAATGCGTTTCGCCAGTTCCTGTCCTGGATTTCTTCCATCTTCCTTAACGTCGTTGTCAGCAAAGATGAGGATGCGGGAGTATGATTCAAATAGTTTCGGGAACCACGGCTTCCATTGGGATACGCCCGCGACTCCAACAGCTGGTATTTGAACCATGCCCGATAGTACAACGGTGTCAATCTCGCCCTCGCAAATGGCAATAGTGTCACTATGCTTATGCAGATCATTGACGTTAAACAGCCCAATCTTTTGACCCGTGGGCCATATGTACTTAGGTGTGCCATCATCTAATCTCCTGAACTTAATTCCAACAACACCAGCTGGAGTGATATAAGGAATAGACAACATCCCAGTAGCGTGTTCATGGCCAGCACTAGGCTCTACTACGCTTCCAAGAAGGAATGTACTTGCCACTTCCTTTGTTAGTCCCCGTCCCGCGAGGTAAGAGGCTGCCTGTGGTGTTAGATTGTTGGAGTATCTTTCGGCTGCTTCCGTGAGTAATGCTCTCTGCTTTGCGTTTAGCATCTGCGAATCCTAGTCCTTCCTTAGCTTGTACTAATGTGTATACATCTCCGAGTACCTGACAAACCAGGCAGTTGTATGCCTGATTGTCTAGGTTATATGCGGCACTTGCCATAGCATCATCATGGATGACGCACTTACAAGGTACCCAGCCGTGCTTGTCTATCACATTGAGGCCGTAATGTTCTAGCACTAAAGCGATGTCAGGCTTTGAGATCACTTAGATCAGCTCTGCATCCCAATGCAACTTCTTCGCCTGGTAGGCAATAATGCGATAAAGGGCAATCTTATCTCTCATCATCTGTATCTGCAGTCGCTGCTCTTTAATCTCTTGATTGACTTTAAGTAATTCACGCTCTTGATTATCAGATGAGCGTAACTTAACGTAAGCATCACGCAACCATTCCCGCTCTTGGCCAATTGACTTCTCAAACAATTCTAAAACATATTTAGTTGGTTGAGATTCATCTGCATTTACTCGTGCTGATTCGTTCATTCCTTTGCTCCTGACTGCGATAACCATTGGTTAAGATCCTGAATGACCCAGCTCTGATCTAGCCCTGCCATACGGCGCTTGACTATCACATATGCTGGCGGAACTGTCTCAAGACCACGAGCTTTGGCATAGTTGAACGCTTCAGTAGTGGCTTCACGCCAGAACTGTGGCAGGTCCATCTTGACAGTTGCCTTTAATTCAAAAATGTAGGGCCGACCGGCAACCATGCAAATGATGTCGCCTTCATCGTCTTTGCCAGCCAACCTAAGCCGTTCAGCCGCTACACCCTTGCCACGAAGCCATTTGAGTATGCCCGTCTCAAAGGCCGAACCTTTACGTTTGCCATATGTACTCACCGTATTCCACTCCAAGTCTGTGCCACAAAGGCCGATGATCTATCCCCATAGATAGACATACGGCTTGCATCTGCCCACAGTGTAACGAACTTATCGCCGGTGGCACTGTGTTTGCCAAAGCGATTCTTTACTACTGCCACTCGGAACTCTCCTGAGTATGGCACTAAGGCCACGGTCAGAATCATCTCAGGCAGCTGGGCAATCTTGCCCTGGATAGCCTTACGGCTTGGTGGAATATCAGGCTTGCCTTCTGCCTCACTGGTGTGGTGAAGGAGCAGGACTCCTGCATCGGTCTCACGTGCGATGTGGTGCATAGCCTTGGCAATCTCACGAAGGCCAGACCATTCATCGTTGTGCATAGACACTACGTTCATTGCGTTATCCACGATAATCATGTGTGGATATTCTCCATATGCTTCTCCGTAGGCACGGATAGCAAGATCAATCTCATCAAGTGTGGGGCTTGGTGCAAAGTCAAACTGCAAGTGGGAAACACTTACCAGCTCGTTTTCGTAAAACTCTTTGCCTGCACCAGTTGTAAATGCTTCTTCTACTGTGGCGACTTGGTGACCAGTAATCATTGCCGCGGCACGAATTGCTGTGGTGTAAGAATCGGTATCTGCGGATATGTAAAGCGTTGGCACTTCCATCTTCACCGCCATCCAAAGGGCTATGAGTGATTTACCAGCGTTAGGTGCGCCGGCAATCATTGTCAACTGTCCTCTGCGAAACCTAATCCCCTCACTTTGCAGTGAAGGGAAAAGGTCTGGCAGTAACTGATGATCGTTAGTGCTTTTCGCTGCCGCTTGGGTAAGTGACAGCACCTAAGTTATCTAACGAACTTAGGCTCGCACTGGTCTGGAGTTCCCTTAGCGGATGGGCAGAACCAGCCCTTCCATGCCTTTGGCGCTCCTGGCTTTGACTCACGCCATACAAGCGCACCGTGCTTACAGTGTCCTTCTGGAATCTGTACCTGCTGGTGTGCGCCGTAGTCAGGCTGTGCTGGTGCATATACTGGCTGTGCTGCTGGTGCAGCGTATACAGGTGCCGGTGCTGCCACTGGTGTAGCACCCAGTCCTGCTGCCAATGCACGCACTGCTCCTGCTGATGTGAGCGATGCTGATACTGAGTTAATCAATGCAGCTGAATCCTGAATGGTTGCCAACCCAGTTTCAAGTTCTGTGCTATCTGCTGCGTAGATGTTGATGAGTGTTCCATCAGCCAACTTGAAGTTGACTTGGAACTTTGTTCCTTCTGTTGCCATTTGTTTCTCCTTATTTTATTTCTGCTAGTGGGTCATATATTGTTGAAAGTTGTCCGCCGACTGCGTAACAGTAGTCCTTTACGCCGCAAGTAGAACAGGCCATTCCGATGTTCGGAAGGTAGATATTAGCATCAATTCCCCGAACGAACTGGGCGAATAGCTCGGTCATTACAGGGATAGTCCAGCGGTCTAGTCCGCTCAGTTCCTTGAACTCAGCCTTGCGGGCATCGTAGAAGTAACCTTTGGTTGGGCGGATACCAAACTGCATTTCCATACAGCAGGCGTAGACACCCAACTGCATAGACGATGATGGCATGAAGCTACCAGTCTTGAAGTCAATGACCGCAAGTTCACCAGTAGGTTCAACCACAATCGCATCGGCAAATGCCTTGATAGGGACATCGCCAAAGTTTAAGAGCCAACCTAGTTCGGCAGCCGGTACGCCTTCTGGCGTAACCCACAACTCAAACTTAGAGTTCTCCCAAGCGGTAATGAAGTTGAAGAACATCTCCTTACCATTGCGATCCCACCAGACCTTGTTCTCTTTGTCTGGGTTCTCTTTGGTAGCACGACCAGCTACGCGCCAATCAGTTGGATTAGTGCCAGACTTCTTTTCAACCTCGGCAATCTGCTCAAGGAATGTTTCATCCCAGATTTTATCCCATGTCATTCGTGTAAACCTTTATAGTAAACAGTACCGTCACCGTTGTCTTTCAAAGTTCCAGGTACTGCTTCAAGCAAATATTCCGCAGCAAGAACAAACCCTCTGGTATATAGCATTTGCACTTGAGGATTCCATTCATTTGATATGAGATTTGATTGTGCTTTTTCAATTAACTGAAATGCAATCTGCCGACGATAATTTCTTAATTCATCATGACTCATTTGTTTCAACCTTTCCTGCTACTAATTCCTGGGCTTGCTTTAAGCCAGTGATGATGTCCGTGTTTGTTTCCTTTTCAATAAGGTTTTCAATCCTAGCACCAAGATTCTTGCGCATGATTACTTCAGCTTCCACGAAGGATTGCATGAAAGCATCACGGCTAATGATCTTTGCGTGTTTGCGTCCCATTACTGCTCCTTGTCTATTGGCGTAACAATTGTGGCGAAAGAATCGCAGAGAACGCAGCGGGCAGTTGTCCCGTACATTCCAATTTCAAAGTCAGCGTCAAACTTGCACTGGACATTCCACCATTCTGATCCGCAGGGACAAACTCGTATTGGACCGAGCGAACGGTAGTCCGCTTCTGAACCCTTCGTGGGTTGTATGTTTCCAAGTTGATCCCCCATTAGAACGGAACGTCCGCGAATTTGGCTTTATCTAACTTCTTCTGATGTTCAGCCAGCAAGAACTTTTCTGCTGCTGAGTGAAATGCACTTCCGCCAACGAAATACCATGCTGGCTCAGATGGTGCTTGCAAGTTGCGCTCTAGCTGAAATGCTTTGCCACAACGTAACCATGATGTAAATGCGCTAAATGATCTATGTGCTATCTGTGTTTCCTTCATGGCAGAAAGGTAGCACCGCCTATGAATGGCGTGTCAAATCATCTCGTGGTTCGGCGTGGCGCGGATCTTGATTTGCTAATGTGGTTGCAATGTGATTACAATACGAGCGAAGCGAGTGCGGTAAATACAGGGGAGCCTAAAGGCTCTGGTCGGGGCGGCTAGTGCGATAGCCCCTAACCGGAAAATGGCATAAAAAAATAACCCCCGCCGAAGCGAGGGTTACGTTAAAGCGTTTGTTACTTAACAGTGGCAGCTTGTGCCTTGAAGTGATTGTAAGCCGCAGATGCAACTGGTCCAAAGACGGCAACAAGTGCAGCCCAAGCGACGTGCTTGAGATGATGGTTACCAGTCTGCCAAATAGCAATTCCTGCTACTGCAAGGCTGATGATGTAATGCTCAACAAGTGCTTTGCTGATCTTCATAATATCTCCTATAGGTAGATTAGTTTGTCCACTTTGGTCGCCCAAAGCCGACAATAAATACTACCATCTTGCGCTTGTTGGCTGTCTGATAAGCGCGAGTCTTAAAGCAAACTTCTCCGCCATTAGCTTCAGATCCAGTTGATCCATCAGGTGTAGTGTTGCCTTCAATGGTTGTTACGGTGCCGTCACCGTTGTCCTTGACCACAATGCCGACATGTTCAATGCCCTTGCCGTCAAAGTTGAAAAAGGCTATATCGCCTGGCTGGGGCTTTGCAGTCTCATGGTTGAGCCACTGACCTTGGCCTTGGAACAAAGTGGCTCCAGAAGGCGTATAGACGCAATTTGGCATACCTTTGAAACCGATCTGAGCCGCACACCACATGACAAATGAACCGCACCATGGCTGGCCATCGTGACCGGTAAACTTGCCATAGATAGTTTTATTAGAATTTGCTGGGGATTCTTTGACACCCAACTGGGAGTTGGCTTTGGCTATAAAGTCTGCTGCTTGTGTCATTGCCAGATCAACCTTTCCGCTAAATCACCTGGATTGCATAGGTCTGGCTTATCGCAGATCGGATAGCCTGCTTTTTCGTAGCACTCAGCTACAAGTTCAGAGCAGATGTAACCATCATGCTTGGCTAGGTAATCAATGAACTTCTGTGGAAATACCTTGACGCCTAGGGCGCGTAGCGCAAGCACTGCAATAATGCCGAAGTTGTATGGCCGTCCGACTGCGTTGATAGCATGGCTAACGATGGCATCTCTCTGGGCATCAGACAGTTCTTCGTGCTGGTTCCATGCAACTTGTGGGTAATTACTGAGAGGGCTAATAGCAACGCCAGTAGGGTCAGCGCCCACAATCTTGCCATTGCCAATATAAATAAACGCATGGTTCCACCGAGAACTTGTGCCAAGGCGAATGAGTTTGCCAAAAAATCCGCCAGTCTTAATTACGCCGTAGTCACCCCATCGTGGCTCATAAGTTGCCATTCATATCCTCAACAATATCTTCAATGTGTTCTAATTCTTGCTTCTCAAGTTTGAGAATATGGCGGATGATTTGCGCATCTCGCTTGGTCTGCCCAATCATGGCAATACCGATAATGAGTTCAACTGTGACGGCAAGCCATGAGGCTAGGTTCATCCACTTGACGTAAGACGCGTCATCGCCAAACCAATGCGGGCGAATCCACCAAATAACAGTGACAGCAGTCCAGCCAATAACAAAGAACCAGTTACGAATAATGCCCTGAACCCACCAAGATACCTGTTCGCTGAAGGTAAGAACATCACCCGTTGTTTCGTGGATGTACTTCCTCTTGAACGGATTAAGCATTATGCTCCCTAATGTGTTGTTCAAACTTGCCGTTAAGTACGCCTACTTCTACCGCTATATCTTGCTGGCGTTCAACCAATGTCTCAACCATTGGGATAACCTGCTTACGAATGGCATCATTGAGAGAGCCGCCTGAGTTTGGTGTTACCTCATGCTTGATGTCTTTGATGTCGCTAAACTCTTGGCGCAATACATTCTGTACGCCGTGCTTGAATACATACCATATTCCAGTACCAGTGGCACCAATTGTGAATACTGCGTTATAGGCAATTGTTGTAATGTCTGTGCTGGTCATTGCGGTTTTCCCTATTCTTATACGGTACGGAACTGGCAGAGAATCATTCCACCGAAGCCTTTGAAACGACGTTCTGGTGGAGTCATACGGACAAACGTGATGCTTTCAATGACACCGCGCACGGTCTCATCGTTGGTGAAGTCTTGTAGGACTACAACATCGCCACCTGACTCAATGGTTTCAAGGGCTTGGATGCGCTCGCTGGCACCGCCTTCGTAACCGGTAGTCATGTTGTAACGATCACCTTCAAAGTCGTAACAGAGAAGGGGAAGGGTAATAATGCGCTGGCGCTTGACGGCAGGTAATGCCTTGAGCTGGTAGCCATTAAACGAATCCTCTGTTCCGACAGCCTGACTTGTTGCTGAGGTGAAGGTAAAGCGCAGGGCAATAGATTCCTTTGGGTAAACATCTTGGGTATCCATGCCCGTAATATCTTGGGTAAAGTCAAAGGTATTGTCGGCAGTAATGATGTCAACCACTGTGTTATCTGGGTTAATTACGCTAAGTTTGACTGTTCCCTGCATTGGCTGGGTCTCACGTAGCTTGACCAACTCAAAGTGCTTATCCTCAAGAGTCAAGAAACGGATCTGACCAGTCTGTAGGTAACCTGAGGTAACCAGGGTATCTGCCTGTAGGTATGTGCCTACGCCCTTGATGCCAATAGCCAACTTGTTGCTACGGCCATAGATAGCGACATCTACAGCATCGTTGGTTGATGGCACCTGAAGGTGAGTTGCATATGCCATCTGGTTAACGCTTAGGTCACGGCTAAGGTCAATCTTGACCAAGCCAGACTTCATGGTGCCAGCACCGTCTGAGTCAATGTAATTGCTGACCGTGCAGTAGGCATAGCGGTCATTGAAGGCTACGTTGTAGCAAGGTCCGCCATTGACGTTTGCTCCGATGGCTGGTTCGTAACCATTGGTCACAACGGTAAGTGGGCCGTAGGTAACGTAACCTGATGAGACGAATCCTGATGTATCAATCTGTCCGATACGGATACCTTTGTTGGTACCGAAAACCATGTACTTGCCAACGTATGCGCCAAGGCAATAGATCAATTCGCCTTGTGGCATATCAGCTGCGGTAAGGGCTTTGGTCAACAGCGGAATCTGGCCTGATGTATCTAGCGATAAGCGGTATACGCTGCTGTTGTTACCGGCATAACCAGCGATGTAAATGGCGTTAGGTCCTTCACAGATACCAGTCCAGATCCAGTTAGTATTTGGATGGGCATATACGGGCAAAGTGTTATTGGATGCAAGGGTTACTGTTCCTGTTAAGCCAGTGCTAAATGCCACGTCGGCGTTATTGTGATAGAACGATACTTGTGTAGCAGATGGGACAGCAGTAACAGACCATGTGCCGTTGTATGGGCTAGATAGACTTGCTACAGTAATCTGGCTACCAACCGAAAAATTGTGAGCAGATGATGTTGTAAGAGTAGCAATGTTGGTAGCCAACAAAGCAGCGGTTACTGTAAAGGAAGTGATCGGCGTTACTTCATAAACATAATTATTAACGCCAACGATAAGACGCTGTTTAACCCAAGCAAGTTTTACGTGGGTAACGGTGCCTACCGCTGCTGGGAATGTAAAGATCAGCGATCCTGTACCACCGGCAAGGGTACCTTTGTAGATACCAGTAGCATTTGCGGCATAATAAGACTGACCATCAGTAGCCACATCAAGAATGGTTCCCGATCCGCCCCATGTAACGGTTGTGTTTGCAGTACCGTCCATACGAGTAAGGGTTGACCCATCGGCTTGGAATAAGACGTTTGCTGAATTAACATCGTCATAGCCACCGATCAGAAGCGGTGTGCCAGAGGCTGATGCCTTGAGGGCTACATCTGGCAGTAGGGTTACTTTGCCAATGTTGAATACATCTACGCCAGCTGACTTGTTAAAGCGATAGGCAACTGTCTCGCCTTGAATTGGCTCTTCATAGCGGATACCAGCGCCGTAGTGGAATGAAGACTGGCTACGAAGCCACCATCCAGTAAGCGTCTGCTCGCCTGGATCTTTCTGCTGGTCAATCTGCTGCTTACGGTACTGGGCAGTCTCACGCTTGTATGGGTATTCTTTGGATGGGCCAAGGAAGAATGGCAGACCGGCAACGGCTACATCGTATTGGTTGCTGGTGTTTTCGTAGGTAGAGCCTGAACTAGAAGGGGCGCCGAGGGTTGTTGCTGCGGCTGGTTCTGCAATATGTAAGTAACCGTCTAGTGCCACTACTGCTCCTTATTCTAAGAGGTTCACCAACGTTCTTGTACGCCCATGAGCCAACTGTGTGTATACCTGCGTGGTTGCGACACTGGTGTGGCGCATAAGTTCTTTAACGGCAATCAGATCCCCGCCTGATTTCTCAAGCATGGTGGTTGCAAAGTAGTGTCGTAGGCTATGGAAGTGCTTAGCCTCTGGGCCGAGGATGCGACGCATCTCATCAGCCGCCTTCTTGGAAAAGCTGTTAGGGTTAATGTTCCAAAGTCTGTCCAAGGTATTGTGGGCTTTAATTGTCTCAGCCACGATAGGGCTGACTGGGATAACCAGATCGGTATTGCCCTTACCCAAGACGTTAAGCATTGGGCCATCCTCGGTCTCAATTAGATCGGCACCGCGGATCTTGGCTACTTCCATACAGCGCAGCCCTGCCATGCCACCTAGGATAAACCAGTCCTTGTAGGGCTGCTGGGCCTCGGCTAATAGCTTGGCATACTCGGCCTTGGTAACAGGCTTAGGAACGCCCCTACCTGCCTTTACGTCGGGTAAATCAAGGGCTGGGTTGTTGCCATCAACTAACCCCAGCTTATTCAGATGCTTGTAAATTGAGCGCAAGCGAGAGACATAGTTGGCTTTGGTTGACTGCTTGTTAGCGGCCAGCACTACCTGTTCTAAGTCTTCTCGCTTGGCTAGGGCAGGATGCACCCCAATACGGCGTATGATCTGCCAGTCTGTTCGTATAACATATGGGCTAAAGCCTGATGAGTCATACCGGTTTTTCAGCTGCCGGTATATCTCATCCATAGGTACAAGGTTATCCACAGGGATACTGTACCACTAAGCTACCTAACTCTCTGTGGAGTGTTCCAGTCAGGCTTGTGGGGCTGAGTTGGCTGCAAGTGTGGCTAGATAGGCTTGGTAATCTGAGTTGGCAGGGTCGGTAGGGATGAAAGCGCCGTCAGAACGACCAATTCCTACAAGATTGCCTGTTTCATCTTTTAGTTCAATATATGTATAAGTCATTTTTACAACTCCGCACTAGCAATATAGACAAAATCATAAGAGCAACTGCTTCCAGTTGAAAGCGATGTTGAAAAACTACTTGCAAAAATATATGTGCAACCAGTTGCATCTACGCCAAAGACAAAGTTAGGTGATGGTGTAGTTGTGCCGCCTGAATTGGTTTGGCGTAGCTGATTATTGACAATGGACATTGTTGGTGTAGTACGCATTTGGACTGGAAAAGTTAGTGGGCCGCCAATGCCGTTGGAAGCATAAGCCGTTCCTTGTCCTCTGTTCTGTTGGTAGTACCGTTGAGCCAAGGCTAACTCGCCTTGGAGTGTGTTGCTGGCGGTAGTGAATGGAGTGGCTACTGAGCCAGCCTCAAGTTGTAAGCCCCAAAATTGCATTGTTGAATTCTGAATACCCAAAGAACCTGAACGGCCATTGTAATTAGAACCAGCAGATAACCAAAGCCGCGCGCCTATAAACGAACTATTTGCATCTGTACCAATCGTTTTTCCAGCGATTGAAGGAATGGTTGTTGTTATGAAATATCTTGCCCAAGATGTAGAAAGAGTGACTTTCCCGCCGTATGTATCTACTTCGCCTGATGGGCTGCCACCTGTTCCAAAAATTTGATAAATTTCAAGAGCAACGCTTGGAGTGCCGCTTGTTGCTTTTGCCCAAAAAGAATAAGTGACTGTTTGACCAGCAAAAGTTCTTACGCTTTCAATCTTTTGGTCTAGAAGCGTGTCATCTCCAGCGGCGCTTTGTCCTGTTGTAGCAATTTGTAAATAATTTGCGCTTTCATATCCAGCAACAGGAGCAGAGCCAAGGGTAAAATTTTGAGAAGAATAGGTGACTGTTCCACCACTTGAATAACCAACCCAGCGGTCAAAATTGTAAATTCCGCTTGAGGTTGTGGAAGTAAATCCACGCTGATTGATTGCAAAATCGCCGTTGATAATCTTGTTTTTACCAGCCAAGAACGGAGCTACTGCTCCACCCGAATCCTGCTGAGTTGTTGAGGTAAGTTGTGCGCGTGACATTATGCACCTGCCTGTGGTGTTGAAGAGTTGGATGGGAGTGTGTCTTTGTTGAGGTATGCCTGATAATCGGCATTGGCTTCATCCATTGGAATAAAAGATAAAGAACCATCGTCATTTGTTCGCTTGACTATCTTGATGCCTGTTTCTGAATCTTCAATAATTTCGTAATTCATATTACAACTCCGCGTTCATTGCGATATAGGCCGATGTTGTGTTGTTTGCTTGCATAAGTGTTGAGTTACCAGCAGAAGAAACGGCTGCGGTGGTAAATTCAATTTTTGCTCCATTTGGCGACCAGCGATAAATGTTGATTGCGCTGGCCACATTTGAACCTAAAGCAGCCATAAAAGTATTCGCTGCCGTTGTGGTAGGGGTTATGTTGGCTGCGGTTCCGCGCATAGTTACTGGGGTTGGAACCCAAAGGTAATTGACGGTGGTTGAGGTGTTGTATGTGGCAACCCCAAATGGTGTGTAGTTATCGTTGCCCACTGATGTTTGGTAGTAGTATCTCATACAGGCATTTAACTCCCCCTGAAGTGTTCCGCCAGCGCGACTGAATGGGGTTGCAACTGAGCCTTGCTCCAACTGAACGCCTGTGATTTCAATGTAGTCATTGGTTCCAGCAGTACCAGTTGGGGTGAAA